AGTACTGCTCAGCAAACCGCGCTCAACTTGAAGGCCGATCTGGCAGGCCCGACCTTCACCGGGGTGCCGGCAGCGCCGACGGCGGCACAGGCAACGAACACGACGCAGCTTGCGACGACCGCCTTCGTGCAGACGAACATGGCCCTGAAGGCCAACGCTACCCACACCCATGCTCAGGCCGATGTCACCAGCCTCGTTGCTGACCTCGCGCTGAAAGCCCCGCTGGCTGACCCTGTCTTCACAGGCACGCCTGACGCACCCACGGCGGCGGCACTGACCAGTACGACCCAGATTGCGACCACTGCTTTCGTGACGGCGGCGGATACCGCGCTGGGCGCGACCAAGGCCAATACCGTCCATACCCACGCACAGGCGGACGTGACGAACCTTGTCACGGACCTCGGTCTCAAGGCACCTTTGGCCTCGCCTGCCCTGACCGGGACACCGACCGCGCCCACGGCGGCGACCGCCGACAACGACACGCAGATCGCCACCACGGCCTTCGTGCAGGCGAACATGGCCCTGAAGGCCAATCTCGCGCACACCCATGCGCAGGCCGATGTCACGAACCTCGTTACCGACCTCGGTCTGAAGGCCCCGCTGGCCTCGCCCACGTTCACGGGCATTCCGGCAGCGCCGACCGCAGCGGTGGCTACCGATACGACACAGATCGCGACCACGGCGTTTGTGCAGGACGTTGCATTGCTCAAGGCCAACCTTGCGCACACCCATGCGCAGGCCGATGTCACCAATCTTGTGTCCGACCTCGCCTTGAAGTCGCCGCTCGCGAGCCCGACCTTCACAGGCGTGCCTGCCGCGCCGACCGCTGCCGCGCTAACGTCAACGACGCAGCTTGCGACCACGGCGTTCGTGACGACCGCCGACGCGCTCAAGGCACCGCTGGCTGACCCAACTTTCACGGGAACGCCGGATGCGCCGACCGCAGCACCGGGCACCAATACGACGCAAATCGCCACAACGGCTTTCGTGACCGCTGCTGATACGGCTCTTGGGGCGTTGAAGGCGAACGTCAGCCACACACACGCGCAGGCCGATGTCACGAACCTCGTCGCCGACCTCGGCCTCAAGGCACCGCTCGCGAGCCCGACCTTCACGGGTGTCCCGGCAGCGCCGACGCCTGCGACTGGCGACGACAGCACGACCCTTGCCACCACGGCCTTCGTGAAGGCGCAGGGGTACACAGCCACATCCCCCAACAACATCGCGCTGACAGGCATCCCGACCGCGCCGACCGCGCCGGCATCAACGAACACGCCGCAGATCGCCACCACGGCCTTCGTGCAGGCGAACATGGCCCTGAAGGCCAATATCAATCACACCCACTCGGTGTCGGCGCTCGGGGGCGAGCCTACGATAGCGCTGGGCACCACCGCGCAATACTGGCGTGGCGACAAGACGTGGCAGACGCTGGACAAGGCCGCAGTCGGCCTCGCGAACGTGGACGATACGTCCGATGCGCTGAAGCCGGTTTCCACCGCGACGCAGACGGCGCTCAATCTGAAAGCCGATCTGGCCTCACCCACGTTCACGGGCGTTCCAGCAGCGCCCACGGCGGCAGCGCTCACTTCAACGACGCAGCTTGCCACCACGGCGTTTGTCACCACGGCAAACGCCCTCAAGGCGAACCTTGCGAGCCCGGCACTCACGGGCACGCCGACCGCGCCAACAGCGGCCACAGCCGACAGCAGCACGACGATAGCCACGACCGCCTTCGTGAAAGCTCAGCTATACGCGACGCTGGCCGACCCTACCTTTACGGGCACGCCGGATGCGCCGACCGCTGCCGCGCTTACCTCAACCACGCAGATCGCAACCACGGCGTTCGTGACGGCGGCGGATACTGCTTTGGGCGCGCTCAAGGCGAACGTGAGCCACACGCACGCGCAGGCGGATGTGACGAACCTTGTCACGGACCTCGGCCTCAAGGCCCCGCTCGCCTCACCTACGTTCACGGGTGTGCCCGCAGCACCAACGGCGGCGGCGCTCACCAATACTACCCAGCTTGCCACGACCCAGTTCGTGACGACCGCCGACAACCTGAAGGCCAACCTAGCCTCGCCCACGTTCACGGGCGTGCCCGCAGCGCCCACGGCCACGCCGGGCACCAACACGACCCAGCTTGCCACGACCGCTTTCTCGGTTGCTGGCGATGCCCTTCAGGTCACCAAGACCGGCGACACGATGTCAGGCAAGCTGACGACAGCCGCGTCGGCGGCGGGCGCGGCGGGGCTGACCCTGCCCCACGGGGCCGCACCGACCTCCCCGGTCAACGGCGATTTGTGGACGACCACGGCGGGGCTCTATGCGCGCGTCAACGCGGTGACCATCGGGCCTATCGGGGCGGCGGGCGAGCCGATCATCGCTGCCGGTACGGTTGCCCAGTACTGGCGCGGCGACAAATCGTGGCAGTCATTCAGCACGGCGGTGGCTGCGGAAAGCATCAACTGGTCGCAGATCATCAACGAGCCGGCGACCTTCCCACCGACGCTGCCGATCACGCAGGGCGATGTCACCAACCTGACCAGCGACCTTGCGGCCAAGGTCACTGATGCCGCGTCCGACAGCAAGTTCTATGTCCGTCGCAATGCGGCGTGGGAAGACCTGTTCAAGAGCATAGACCCGATGACCATGCGCCAGTTCGAATGGCGCACGGAAATCGTGGCACCGCCGACCACGGGCCAGTTGCGGCTGAACAATGCTGCGGTGGCCTCGGCCACGACCATGTGGCTGTTCAAGACCGACCTGAGCGTGCTCAGTACGGCGCTGGTCTTCCCCGAGATGATCGTGGTCGGTGCGCGCCTCGCCGTGATCGATCAGGACGACCCGACTGCATGGCACATCTTCCGGGTGACCTCGGCGCTGGTCGATAGCACGACCTACTGGACGGTGCCCGTCGCGCTTGAGGGCACGGGCGGCGTGGCCATCGCCAATGCCAGCCGCAGCACGCTCTACATCCTGCCGGCGGATAGCTCGCTTTATGCCACGTTGGCCTCGCCCACGTTCACGGGCGTGCCTGCGGCACCGACTGCTGCCGCGCTCACCAACACGACCCAGATCGCTACCACGGCGTTCGTCACGACCGCTGACAACCTCAAGGCCAATCTGGCCGGCCCGACCTTCACGGGTGTCCCGGCTGCGCCCACGGCGGCAGCGGCCACCAACACCACGCAGATTGCGACGACCCAGTTCGTGACCACGGCGGACAATCTGAAGGCCAATCTGGCATCGCCGACATTCACTGGCAAAGTCACCACGGCAGCTTCGGCGGCGGGCGGCGCGGGTCTTAATCTTCCGCATGGCGCAGCGCCCACAAGCCCGGTTGCCGGCGATTTGTGGACGACCACGGCGGGGCTCTATGCGCGTGTCAATGCAGTAACGATTGGGCCGTTTACGGCTGGCCGCGAGAAACTGACGGCGGCCCGTACCTATTATGTTGCTACGACAGGGCTCGATACCAACGATGGGTTGACGGTAGGCACGCCGTTCCTGACCCCGCAGAAGGCGTGGGACACCATTTGCTACACGCTGGATGGCGGCGGACAACATATGTGCGCTATCAGCATCGCTGCTGGCACTTATGCCAGTCGAATTAGCACACAGTATGATGCCCCTTTAGTTGGTATTCCGTCAGTTAATATAGTTGGTGCAGGTGTTGGCTCCACTATAATGGGGGGTATCAGTCTTCAATCAGAGGCCAATGTTTCAATTGGCGGCGGTATTACATTCAATGGGGCAGGCGGCTCTGGCCCTATGCTTTCTGTTATAGGCAAAAATGCGCTTCTGCGTAATGCAGTTGCGATTGATTTTGCTTCAGCGTCTTACGGGTCTATTGAGACTTGGGATAACGGTGTAATGCGAATTGACGCCGGTATCAGTTTTTCGGCGTCGCCGGGTGGAAGCAGTTCTATTTTACATGCAACGCAAAAAGGGAAAATTTATGTAGGTGTTGTTACATTTACAGCTTCTGTAGCAGTTACCATGAATGCGTTTGCAAGAGCTTCAACGGGTGGCGAGATCTTTTTTCAAGCCATACCCGGCTCTTCTGGAACTTTTACCGGTTCCCGGTATAGCGTCGGCGGTGGCGGCACGATCACCGCTGGCGTGGCGCTGACGGCAACGTCCTTGCCGGGGTCTGTCGCAGGCACCGTAACTGCCGGTCAAGGGTCTATGTACGGGGACGATTTTTCCGGTGATTTGACGGTTGCTGGCAATGTTCAATCAACGTCGGGTGCCTTTGGAAGCGGTTCGTCAACCATCTATATTCGCCCGAATGGTACTGCCAGCGTAACCGGGCAGACGACCATCAGCGCTGCCGGTGACATGCTTGTATCGGGTAGCGTTTCTTGTTCAACTAATTTTACTTCAGGCAATATATCTGCTGTCCTCGCTGCTACCGGAGCCGGGACAGTCTATCTGCGTCCCAATGGTTTTGGTAGCAGTGCCGGACAGATGTATGTTGGCCCAACCGGTCTTGTAACTCTCATAAGCTCGTATGCTTCTGGGAATTACAATGGGGCCTCGTCAACTATTACGCAGGGAAATTTTAACTGCAAGGCAGGAGCAGTCGCAGGTTATGGCGCTAATTCATTTGGCATTAACTGGACGACAGTTCCACAATTATACATCGATTCCACCCTCATCGGCACCATCACGACTACCTCTGACTATCGCATCAAGAAGGATGTAGCCGACCTTCCCAGCACTTGGGAAAAGATCAAGGCGCTGCGGCCAGTCAGCTATTCGCAGGCCGAGTTCCAGCCGCCAGCATCCGCCGAAACGAAAGCAGCGATGCTTCAACAGGCCATCGACAAGCACGCCGCCGAGAAGGGCATTCCTGTCGAAGAAGTTGACCCCAAGGACATGCCGTCCAAGCCATCCCCGCCACCGTTGTTTGTCAACGACGATAATGAGCAGTGGGGCTTCATCGCGCACGAGATACAATCGGCGCTCGTACCGACTGCGGCATCAGGCGAGAAGGACATGGAAGATGGCGTGCAGTCACTCAATCTCGCATCCATACTCGCTGCGACAGTTCGCGGTTTGCAGGAAGCCATGACGAGAATTGAAACACTGGAAATTGTGACACTGGAGAAAGCAGCGTGACCCAACAGGAAATGATTGACCGCGATCTGCGGCTGCTACTCGGCGATTTGCAATTGCAATTGGTCTTCGCCAAGGCGCGCATCGCGGAACTGGAACAGACAGTTGCGTCAAGACCGAATGGCGATGGACGCCATATCGATCAGCGTAACGAGCCGTCGCCGCCGCCCCGTAACTAATCAATTACCCCGATCCTGTAAGGAAATTGACCCATGGCCAGTTATTACGTTTACAGCGGCGCTGGCGGTGGCGGGGCTACCGGGGCTGACTGGGCCAACGCCTATCTGACGATGACGCTCGCGCTTGTGGGCAAGGTTGCCGGTGACATTTTCTATGTCGCCCACGACCATGCGGAAAGTACGGGCGCTGCGGTCACCCTGACCTTTCAGGGAACGGAAGTTAGTCCCAGCCGCATCTACTGCGTTGATCGTCTGGGGTCAGTGCCGCCAGTGCCTGCCGACCAGCGCACCACGGGGCAGATTTCAACGACGGGCGCATTCACGATCACGCTGGGCGGCACCTTCAAAGTAAGGGGGCTGGTTCTTTCGGCGGGGTCGGGTGCTTCGATTGCTTCGATAGCGATTGGCGGCACGGCATCCCGCTCGTCACGGCTCGCCAATTGCTCGCTCATCCTCGCCAATACAGGGGCCACTTCCCGCATCACGCTTGGCGGGCAGGGCGGGCTGTGCCTGATTGAAAACTGCAACTTTACCTTCAATGCGGTTGGTCACGGTATCATCCCGGTCGGGCGGCTGTTCGTGCGTGGCGGGGCCATTCTCGGAACAGCACCGACCACCCTGCTTATTCCGGGCACGGGCGTGACGCGGGCGCTCTTTGCGGGCATGGACCTTTCGTTGCTCACCACAGCCAAGAACCTCATCACGGTCGTCAACCCGGCCACGCCCACCAACGTCATCTTCAAAGACTGCAAGCTGGGTGTCGGCGTCAATGTCATTACCGGCGCGTTCAATGCGATGGGCGCGTGCGAGGTCACGCTGATCCGCAGCGACAGCGTCGATGCGAACTACCGGATGGAACACCACTCTTATCTGGGCAAGCAGGAAACCGACGCGACGATCTACCGTAACGGCGGGGCGTCGGACGGCACCACGCCGATTTCATGGAAGATCACCACCTCGGCCAATTCGGAATGGGGCTGGCCGTTCGAAACGGTGCCGATATCGTTCTGGAACGAAGTGGTCGGCTACCCGATCAACGTGACCGTGCAGGGCATCTGGGCCGGTGGCGCAGTGCCGCTCAACGATGAGATATGGATCGATGTCCACTATCTCGGCACGTCCGGGTTCCCGCTGGGGCTATCGACAACCTGCACCAAGCCCGGTGAACTGGATGCAGGGGCCAATCTACCTGCCGGGTCGGGCCAGTGGCTTGGTATGAGCGGCACCCAGTTCGCCATGACGGTTTCCTTCACCCCGCAGGAGAAGGGGCCGATCACGGTGTACATCAACGCCGCCAAGGTATCGTCAACGTTCTACATCGACCCCAAGCCCGTGGTTGTCTGATGGCGCGGCAGTACCCAATCGGCGGTGCAACCGGGGTGGGGTTCGTTGGTGAAGCCTACTGCGACTTCAGCACGCGCGAGGGATATTTCACCGTCCCGGCGCTGGTCGCCCAGATCAGGCAATATTCCATCGGCGGTTCCCTCGGCGCTGGCTACGTGGCCGACAGCTTCAACGACAGCGCGACCCGAGAAGCCTACACGGTATCGATGAACATTCCGGGGAGCATGACCCGCTATTTTTCCATCGGCGGGTCGCTCGGCGTGGCTTACGTATTTGCGCCTGACCGTGACCTAGCCGTCCGCGAGGGCTACGTCTCGCTGGGGGGTGTCTGATGGCCCGTCGCCCGCGTCTTGCCAAGAAAGGCGGCGTCAAGCTCGCCGGGGGCGCGGTGCGCGCCCGCGTCAAGTTCGAAGAGCAGAAGCACAAGCGCGACATTTCCGGGAAGTTCGCGGACAAGCCCGGCGCGGGGAACGACGCGCCCAAGAAGAGCGTCGGCATGGGCGTCGGCCTCAAGGGCGGCAAGCACGCCGTTTCCACCGACAGCCCCAACAAGGCCGAATGGCTGGCCACCGCCAAGACCAAGCGCGTGAACGGCAACGACCAGATCAAATTGCACGTCGCCGCGAACCCGAAGAAGCCGGGCACGGCGTCCGAAGCGCGCTTCGCCATGTACGAAGACGGCATGACCGTCGCCGAGTTCAAGGCCAAGGGCGGCTGGAACGGCGACATCGCCTATGATCGCAAGAACGGCTTCATCACCGTTCACGATCCTGCCGACTACAAGGCGATGAAGGCGGCCACGACTTCGACGGTGGCGGAAATCAATCCGGCGGGCGCGACCGGGCGGCTGAAGGCGATCAAGGATGAGGTGGCCCCGCCACCTCCACCGCCTAAGAAAGTGGAGGTCGAACCACCTCCACCACCTAAGCAGGTGGAGGTGGAGCCGCCCCCACCCGCGAAGCCCCCGGAAGCGCCAGCAGCGCCGGCCAAGCCGGTCGTGTCCGACGAAGTGGTGACCTACACCAAGGGCGGCACGATCACCGACCCGGACCTGAACGGCATTCCGCTGAAGCCATGGAAGCCGCCTGCCGATGATGACTGGGTGAACGTCGAAGGCCAGATGCCCGGTCTGGTCGAACCGCCGCTGGTCACCAAGGGCAAGAAGGCCGGTGCCGGCGTGCTGATCGTTGAGCCCGATGGCCGCGTCTGGCTGGCCAAGCCGAAGGGCGCATACGGCGGCTACAAGCACACGTTCCCGAAGGGCTCACAGGAAAAGGGCCTGAACCTACAGGCCAATGCGATCAAGGAAGCTTACGAGGAAACCGGGCTCAAGGTTCGGATAACCGGGTTCGCGGGCGACTTTGAAGGCGACACCAGCGTTGCGCGCTACTACACCGCCGTGCGCACGGGCGGCACGCCGCTAGACCACGGCTGGGAGAGCGAGGCCGTGGTGCTGGCCCCGAAGGGCAAGCTGGGCCAGTTCCTGAACAAGCAGCGCGACAAGGACATCGCGGCTGCGCACCTGAAGCCGGAAGCCGAGCCGCCTGCCCCTACAGCGCCCAAGGCAGAGCCGCCAGCGCCTGTCGTGCCCAAACCCGAGCCGGAAGTACCCCCCGCGCCCAAACCCGCGCCAGCGGCCCCGCCTGCGCCCGTAGAGCCCAAGGTTGATGTCGTGCTGGGTCAGGGCCTGCCGAAGCCGATGCCCAACGACCATCGCTTCAAGGCTGAAGAACTGATGGATATGCCAGCCGGCAAGATGACCGACGAGGGCGACAAGGGCCTAGAGTGGGAATTCAAGAAGGAATATCACCAGTACGGTGGCCATGCGTGGGTTCAGGGCAAGGGTGGCAACACCATCAAGGATCAGGCCGATTTCAACCAGCGCTACAAGGAAGCGCCGCTGACGTACCTGTCAGACGACGAGTATGACAACCTCGGCTACACCACCGTCAACATGAAGAAATTGCCCACCTTCAATGAGGTGAACGCTCATAGCGGCACATATGGCATAGGCCACCGCCGTGACCCCAAGGCGATCAGGGACAGGTTCTTCAACGGCGTGACCACGCCCCCGATTGTCCTGAAGAGTGGCAACACGCTGCGCCTGATGGCCGGGCAAAGCCGCATCTGGACGGGGCTGGCCAGCGGCATCCGGGTTCCGGTGAAGATCATCGATGTGACGCCGGGCGGGCCGAAGCCGCAGCTTGTGGTGCCCAAGCCATCCGCGCCTGCGCCACCCGCTGCCACGACGCCGAAGGTGAAGACCCTCGCCGATCTGGATGACGATGACATCATTGCCATCGGCCCCAGTTCCGAAATGAATGCCGGTTATTTCAAGAAGCTCACTGACCCTGACGCCATAGCTGCCGTGAATGCCAGAATAGCTTCCGGTGCGTGGAAGACGAAGCCGAAGCCCCCGCCCAAGGTCAAGCTCACCGAAGCGGATGTGTCGTTTTCGGATGGTCTGGCCAGTGCGAAATACAAGGCGCAATTCGTTGAGCGCATGAACAAGCTGCCGACCAAGTTCGTCAATGCGGCCTTGGCCATCGGCAAGCCACAGGTGTACGGGAAATTTTCCTCGGTAAAGGGCCTCGTCAAGGCGAAAGGTGCGGAGGCGTTTTATTCCCCGTTCACCAAGCGCGTCAGCTTCTTTGAGGATAAAAGCAAAAAGGCCGAGAAGGCGTTCAAGACGATGGGCTGGTCGGCGGAAGACCAAGAGCAGCACCACACGACGATCATCGCTCACGAAATGGGCCATCAACTGGACTATGCGGAGCGCTTGACTGCTTCCGGGCGTGGTGGGGCACACCCCGAATTCGTGGCCATAGGCAAGAGGATACGTCAGAAATATTGGGCCATCCCCAACAAGACGCACGAAGAGAAATGGGCACAATATTTCGTCGATACGGACACCGAATTGTGGGCCTCTGCCACTGAGATGACGATGACCGGGGGACGCAGGTGGGTCAGCGATGCCAAGTCAACGCTGGGCAGGCTGATGCGGGAAGAGGGGCTGAGTGACTGGATGGAGAATTATTACCGAAAGGCAGGTTTCCTATGACGACACTGGTTCACGTCACCGACGTGCGGGAGGAGGTTTACCCCGTGCTGATACAATCACCCGAGATGCTGGGCCACGACATGATGATGCGTGACGAGTTGATGGCCATGCTGCCCGCAGGCACGCAATTGCAGGAAGGGCACTATGAGATAACCGATGACGACGAGGCCAAGTGGCTTGGCTTTGAATTGCCCGAAGGGCTGCTTGGCTGATGGCACGCCTGTCGCGCTTGTCCAAGAGCCCGATGCTTGCCAAGGCCAAGGGCAAGATTTCCAAGGGTGCGGCGCTCGCCAAGTTCAAGTGGGACGAGGCCAAGCACAAGCGCGACCAGATGACGGGCCGCTTCCTGCACAAGCCGGGCAGCGAGGAATTCAAGGCTGAGACTTACGGGCCGGGCAAGACCAAGAGCCTCAAGGACAGCGACATCATCAAGTTGCACGTCACCGAGAACCCGAAGAAGCCGGGGACGATGGCGGCGACCGATTTCGCTCAATACAAGAACAACATGACGGTCGGCGAGTTCAAGGCCGCCATGGCCGCCAAAGGTGGCGTCGGCGCGAAAGGGGCCGAGCATCTGGCCTACGACCTCAAGAAGGGGTTCATCACCGTCCATGACCCGATGCAGCTTGCGCAGCGACCCGGCGCGGGCACAGGCAAGCCGCCCATGCCTGCCGTCGCGCAGACGCTGCCGAAGCCCGGTGACGCGGTTCCGGGTGCGCCGGCACCCAAGCCGCAGGTTCCCGGTCAACCCGCGCCAGCGCCCGCGCCTGCCCCCGCAGCGCCCGCGCCGAAGAACTTTTTGGTATCGCCCACGGGCCAGCAGTTCGGCTCATCGGCTGAGCCCTCGTTGCTGAAGAAGTCGGACTACCTCATCACCAGCAAGATCAAGGGGGTGAAGCCGACAGACATCATCAAGATGCAGGTGCCGCACAACCCGAAGAAGCCGGGCACCAAGGCGAACGCCGATTTCGCGCAGTACAAGGATGGCATGACCGTCGCTCAGTTCCACGAAGCCGTGGGCGACAAGGTGGCTGGCCAAAATCACATCATGTACGACCTGAAGAAGGGGTTCATCAGCGTCCACCACCCCGCCGATCTGGCCGCCATGGAGAACGGCACGTTCAGTCCCGGCACGATAGCCGCGCACATGAAGGCGGACGATGCGAAGCTGGGGGTCATCACCAAGAACCCGTTCACGGCGGGCCAGAACCATGATGACTTTGAAACGGCGGCGACGGGGCTGGGGCTGACGACCGCGAAGTCACAGACGGGACAAGGTGCCCCGGCGGCGTTGGCCAAGAAGGCCCTCGCCGATCTGGACGATGACGACATCATCGTTGGGCAGTGGGGCACTGAGTACAAAGTCGGTGAGATGAAGGCGAACTTTGATGCGGTAGGCATCAAAGACGCGGATGAAATGATTGCCACGGGCAAATGGACGGTGAAGGCGAAGCCTGCCGGGCCAGCCCCGGACACGCCCGCGAAGTCGGCGATCAAATTCAAGGATGACGACGTGGTGGAGACGTGGCTTGGCAACAAGTACACGGTCGCCGACTACAAGATCAAAGAGGGCATAGACGACGCCGACGCCGACCAGATTTTGAATGAGCAGATTGACGACGATCTGTTGCAGTTCGTGCCGAAGGCGGCACCGGCACCGAAGGCCGCACCGCCGGCACCAGCACCGGCCAAGGCGGCGGCTGCGGATGCGATCACCTTCAAGGACACCGACACGGTGTCGGTGCATTCGCCCGCGTCGGGCCTGACCAGCACCACCAAGTACACGGTGGCCCAGTACAAGACCATCACAGGCATGGACGATGCCGGGGTGCAAAACCTCATCACCCAGAACAAGCTGAAGCTGGGGCCGCCGCTGACGCCCGCGCCTGCCGGGCCTGCACCTAAGCCCAAACCCGCACCGGCCCCCGCGCCCAAGCCCCCGGAGCCTGCACCTGCTCCCGCACCTGCCCCTGCACCTGCCCCCGCAGCGGCAGTGCCGCCAAAAATAGGCGATTTGGACGACACCGACACCATCCTGACGAGCGCGGGCAAAGTGCTGTCGGTCAAGACCCTCAAGGACAGCGTCGCAAATGATGCCATGCCCATTGCCAGCGCGGCGGGTATCAACAACAAGCTGGCAAGCGGTGAGTGGGTGGTGCAGCCGAAAGCACCCGCGCCTGCCCCCCCCGCGCCTGCCCCAGCGCCTGTCATGAAGAAGACGCCCGGCGGGTTGGCCGACGATGCTGTTCTCGCAACCGGCCCCGGCAAATATGCGGATCAGTACACTGTTGCCGAATACAAGGCGACGCTGAAGAAGCAGCTACACAATCCGACCGACAAGGACATAGACGATTTTATCGACGCAGCCGTCGCGGGTGGCGCACTGAAGATCGTCAAGATGGGCTCTTCCAGCGCGCCTACGATGGTGACCAACGTGCCCAAGGTCGTCACCAAGCTCGCGGACATCCCGATAGCCGACCATGCCAAGTGGGACGTGACGGTGACCGCGCCGAGCAACCCCTACAAAGAGGGCACGAACGAATACAAGAAATTCTACAACATCGATGCGACCAAGGGCGGCACCAAGACCAAGACCCTTGAGAAATATTTTCAGTCAACCACGCTGACCAAACCTGAGCAGGCCAAGGCCCTGCAACAGATGGTTGACGATGGGCATGTCAAGTTCGTCTCGCCCGAGCAGAAGGCGGCGATTGAGGCGCAAAAGGCCAAGTTCGCTCAGGTTCAGGCGGCGGAAACGCAGCTAAAGGCGGCAGCGGCGGCGACCGCCAAGGCGAACAAGTTCAAAGTGCATTACGAGCAGTCGCAGCCTGCCGACTGGAAGGACAACACGACACGCTGGGGCAAGGCGGCGGGCCTTACCAGCCTGTCGGCACCAAACAAGAAAGATATCATGGAACAGACCCGGAAGGCCGTGGGTCTGCCCTTCAACAGCCCGAGCAATCAGGCGGTGGCCAGTTATACGGCCAGCGGTTACGACGAAATCAACAGCACGCTGCGCAAGAAGGGCTACGATGCCTTGAGCCCGCACAGGAAGACCCACGTCCAAAGTCTGGACGGCATCATGAGCGCGACCAAGGAAGATGCCATCTTGTGGCGGGGCATCGGCACAAGTGGGGAAATCGACAATTTCAACAACATCCCGCCCCCGCTGGAATTTCCCGACATGGGCTATGCCAGCATGTCGCACAACCCCAACGTTTCGCTGAGTACCTTTGCCGGGTATTCCGCCATCACTGGCAACAGGGTGCTGTTTCGCGTGCGCGTGCCCAAGGGCACCAATGCAGCGTTCATCAGCCGGCGCTACAGTGTTGAAAGCGCCATGGCGGATGAGGCGGAAGTGATTACGGCGCGCGGCACGCGGTTCAAATATGTCAGCACCACCGAGAACATGAGCGTCGGCGGTTACAGCAAGATCGATGTCATCGACGTGGAAATCGTGACCAATGCTGGCGGAAACTCATAAAGGATCGTATAAGAGGAACCATGGCAAAGAACCCGATACCCAACCCGAGACAATTTTTCCCTGACCTGCCGCCCGCGCCCGAGCCCTATCCCGGTTCCCAACGGTTTGGTGACTGGTCGATGGACGGCATCGTGCCGCTCAACCCCGGCGAGGTGCTGGTGAATGACGACCCCGAAGGCGACCCCAACAAGCTCGCCTATCAGGGTGAGGAAAACCCGCACCTAAAGCCGAAAAATAAACCCTAGCCAAAGCAATGCCTTGAAGCGTATGTTTCGCACGCTTCCAAGCAGGTGCAGATCAAGGGGAATTTTTCATGGGCCGTCCCGGTATTCGCGACGATGACGAAGTGAAAGTGCCCGACCCGAAGCGGCCTGTGGAGGGTGACGACGAGCCTGTGGAAGGCGACGACGCGCCCGTAGAGGATGACGACGAGCCCGTGGATGGCGACGACGAGCCTGTGGAAGGCGACGACGAGCCCACGACGACTTAGGGAGAATTGATAGCGTGGCACTGCGTGCGGTCATTGATAAAGCCGAAGATATTCCTGCGGCTTTTGCCAGCGAGTATGTTGAGAAAGACGGCAAGTTCTACCTTGATCTGGACAACACCCTCACCTCACATACCGCCCTGCATTCACTGACCACGGCCTTGGCTACGCTCAAGCGGGAAAAGAAGACCCTTCAGGACAGGGTCACCAATCTGGAAGCCAAGACCGCAGGCTTGCCTGACGATTTCGACCCGGCGCGCTACGCGGACATCACCGCCGAGCTTGAGACGCTGAAGAACGACCCCAATCGCGACAAGGACACCGAGCAGAAGCTTCAGAAGGAACGCGAGCGCTATGAGCAGCGCCTGCGCGACGCTGAGGCGAAGCGCGTGGCCGACCTGCGGGCCAAGGAAGAGGAAATCAAGGAACGCGACGACCTCATCCACGCGACGCTTGTGGACGGCGGCCTGACCGAAGCGCTGGTTAAAAATGGCATCGCCAAGGAATTCATGGGCGCGACCCGTGCCCTGCTCCGCAGTTCCGTGAAGGTGCGCAAGGGCGACGATGGCAAGCGCCACGCCGTCGTTGACACCGACCTCGGTGAGGTAGACATAGATAAATTCGTGGAAAATTGGTCTAAGTCGGACGATGGTAAACCGTTCGTTACGCCAGCCAAAGGCTCAGGAAGCCATGGGTCTGGCAACGGTCGGGGTTCTGAAATAAATCCGTGGTCGAAGGAAGCCTTCAACATGACGGAACAGGGCCGCATCATCAAATCCGACAAGGACAAGGCCCGTCGCTTCATGAAAGCAGCGGGGCGCACGCAGTCGGAAATCGATAGAATTCTTGCTGCGTAAGGGTTGCCTCGGCTAATGGCGGGCGACCAGACTACATAGGACATTTGTTCTCGGCTAATGGCAGAACGAAGTGTCCCCCCCAGCCGGACGGTCAATGACTTCGGTTGGTTCATGCTTCAAATCATGGCCAACCAAGGAGGACTGCACCTATGGCCGCTACAAAAATTGCTGATGTCATCGTTCCCGCGATCTTCAACCCCTACGTGGTTGAGCGGACGACTGCCCTGTCCGCGTTCTATGAAAGCGGCATCATCCAGACGGTCGGCGAGCTAAACGTTTTCGGCATGAAGGGCGGCACAACGCTCGCCATGCCGTTCTGGAAAGACCTGACCGGCGTCGAAGAAATTTTGTCCGATGTCGTGCCGCTGGGCGTCGATAAGATCACCTCGGCGCAGGACATCGCCGTGCTGCACGCTCGCGGCAAGGCGTGGGGTGTCAACGACCTCGCCGAAGCCCTTTCGGGCGACGACCCGATGCGGGAAATCGCCGGGCTGGTCGGCGCATACTGGTCACG